CCAGTTATCATGCCTCATAGATTTCATGGTAGATCTATTGCAGAGCTAGTAGAAGATATACAATTAATTAAATCTACTGTTATGAGACAAATGTTAGATAATATGTATCTAACTAATAATAACAGAGTTGCAGTACAAGATGGTCAAGTATCTATGGATGACTTACTTACAAATCGTCCTGGAGGAATAGTTAGAACTAAACAACCACCTGGTAATGTTATGATGCCTATTCAGGCACAACCAATTACAGAACAAGCTAGTGGTATGTTAGCATATTTAGATTCTGTAAAAGAAACTAGAACAGGTGTTAGTAGAACTGCACAAGGTTTAAATGCAGATAGTTTAAATCAAAAAACTGCAACAGGTATGAACCAAGTATTAACTCAATCTCAAATGAGAATGGAGTTGATTGCTAGAATATTTGCAGAAACAGGTGTAAAAGATTTAGCACTTAAAATATTTGAGTTGGTATGTAAATATCAACAAAAAGAAAAGATCGTAAGAATTAGAGGTAAGTATATACCAATGAGACCTTACGAATGGAAAGACAGAGTTAATGTTTCAGTCCATGTAGGATTAGGATCAGGATCAAAAGAACAACAATTGATTATGGTTAATGCTATTCTTGAAAGACAAATGCAAGCTATAAACTTACAACAAAATGTTTATGGCCCAATGGTTAATTTAAGAAACATTTATAACTCATTAAAGAAACTAACAGAAAATGCAGGTTTAAATACTGTTGAGCCTTTCTTTATGGATCCAGATGTTGGTGCATCACAGATGCCTCAACTACCACCTAAACCACCAACAGAGTTTGAAAAAGTAACTCTTGCACAGGTACAAGGTGAGAATCAAAGAGCACAGTTAAAAGCTGAAACTGAAATTAAAAACATTGAATCTAGAATGAGACAATCAATGTTAGATTTTGAGTTGAAAATTAAAGAACTTGAGTTAAAATATGGTTCTAAAATAGATGAAATAGAATTAAAACGAAGATCTATGTTAGAACAAGCAGAGCTTAATAAATCAGGTGATTTAATGAGAGAAATAGTAAAAGGACAACAACAATTCTTTAATGGACAAGGAAAAACAGATCAGGGAGGGCAAGAGAGCAGAACAGCTCCTGAACGATCCCCTGCTAAAGACAGCATTTGAAGATCTCCTAGAAATATATAAACAGGAAATCTTTAATACAAAATTCACTGAAAGTGATAAACGCACTTATCTTTGGGTAGCCTACAATCTTGTAGACAAAATCAGAGGTCATTTGCGTAGTGTCATGGAAAGTGGAAAACTAACTCAGAAAGAGTTAGATCAATTAAATAAAAGAAGTTAAGCTAACGCAACTTCAAATTCGTCAACCATGAAAGGAACGATATGGCAGAAGCACAAAACATAGATGGTGCTGCTGAAAAAATTTCAGGATTATTGAATCCAAAAGATCAACAAGAAACTGAAACTAAAGCAGAACCTTCAGAATCTGAAAGTACTGAGACACAGGAAACTCCAGAGAGCCAAGCTGAGTCTGAAGCAGCTCCAGTTGAGCAGAATACTGAAAATACTGAGGTAACAGAAGAAACACAAACAGAATCACAAGAACCAAATCTCCACCGATTAAAAGTTAATGGTCAAGAGATTGAGGTAAGCCTTGATGAACTGAAAGCTGGATATTCTAGAGACTCAGATTATAGACAAAAAACTCATACTTTGGGTATGGAAAAGAGAGATCTTGAATCCCAAAAAAATAGTTTGCGTCAATCTTATGATGCGAAACTAGCAGAGTTGAATGACCTTATAGCAACTGCTGACGCAACTGTCAGACAACGTCAAGGAAGTGAAGATCTTCAAAAGTTATACGAAGAAGATCCTACTGCTGCAGCTAGGTTAGATTTTGAACTTAGACAACAAAACACAGCAATAGAAAATATGAAAGCAAGAGCTAGAGAAGCTCAAGCTAAACAATATAATGAATTTCTTGAAACACAGCGAGAGTTAGCAGCAACAAAAATACCAGAGTACAGCGATCCTAATAAAGCTGATCAATTTAAAATTAATATGCGTAACTCATTAAGAGGTTATGGATTTAATGATGAGGAGATTGGTACACTTGCAGATCATAGATTTCTTATGGTTGCAAAGGATGCAATGAGCTATCAATCTTTGAAAGATAAAAAACCTATCGTTCAAAAGAAAGTAGCTAATGCTCCAAAGGTAGTTAAATCTGGTGTGGCTAAGTCATCAACAAGTTCTGGTAGAGAGCAAATAAGAAATAAAATTGGCAAGTTACGTAAGACAGGAACTCTAGGAGATGCCCAATCTGCGTTGCTTGACATTATTAATCTTAAATCTCAACAAAGGAAATAACAATGGCACAACCAACTAATACGTTCGACACGTATGATTCAGTAGGAGAAAGAGAAGATCTTTCTGATGTTATCTATAGCATCTCTCCTACAGACACGCCATTCATCAGCTCAGCAGCTAAAACAAAAGCTACTGCAGTTCTTCACGAATGGCAAACAGACGCTTTAGCATCAGCATCAACATCAAATGCTGTTATTGAAGGTGATGAAGCAACTTTAGATGCAGTTACTGCAACTACTAGACTTTCAAACAGTTCACAGATTATGGACAAAACTGTTGTAATCACAGGAACTCAAGAAGCTGTAGACAAAGCAGGTAGAGCATCTGAATTAGCTTATCAAATAGCTAAAAAAGCTAAAGAACTTAAAAGAGACATGGAAGCAACTGTTACTGGTAACCAAGCAGAAGTTACTGGTAATGCATCTACTGCTAGAAAACTAGGATCTCTAGGAGCTTGGGTAGCAACTAATGATGATTTATCATCTGCAGGTTCTCCAGCATCTGGTGGAGCTGGTAATACAGCAAGAACTGATGGAACTCAAAGAGTTTTCACAGAAGCTTCTTTAAAATCTGTAATCAAATCAGTATGGAATGCTGGTGGTGATCCTTCAATGATCATGGTCGGCCCTTTCAATAAACAAAAATTATCAGGAT